GTGTTTTTGAGTAAAAGGTGTAGTGAGGTATATATGACACAGGGAAAGATGATAAAGATTATAGAAGCGTTCTTATTAAGTATTGCAGCGATATTTGCACCAATTCAAGGATTATTAGGGGCAACAGCTTTCATGGTAATATCTGACCTAGTAACAGGGGTTATGGCCGCAAAAAAACGTGGGGAAAAGATTACGAGTTCAGGGCTTAGGAGAACAGTCAGTAAGCTATTTATTTATGAATTAGCTATTATGTTTGCGTTTATAGCTGAGCACTTCATGTCCTCCATACTCCCCTTTGTTAAAATGGCTTCTGCCATGGTATCTGTGGTAGAACTTAAAAGTATCTATGAAAACTTGAATGTCATAGGTGGTTGTGATCTCCTGAAGACACTAATTGATAAACTTGGGAGCCCGAACTTACCGATTGACAAGAAGTAAGAACCTTATTTTGTCTTTTAAATTCAAGCTCTTGTAGTTTTATAGCCATTAATGCATCTTCGTTTTCATGTTGCCTTTTAGATGCAATTATAATCATGAAAGCTAAGGTTAAAAGTCCTATTAGTGCTACTATCATATAAATAATCCTCCTACCTTTATTAATACAGTTCCTACCACTATTATTGGGATTATCACACCAAACAACATATCCACCTCCTATTATAGCTTTATCTTGTTGTTTTTAATTAAGTCACAGATGTTTGATTTGTGCTTTGAGCAATACTCTTTAACCTTACTATCAGTATCACCTTGAAGTGTAGGTTCTGGCAGATTGTCAGTAGTTGTGCTAGGAATAACAGGTTTAAGTGTGTCTATTTCTACTGTTAAGAATTCATACATGAATTCAAAAGGTACTGCCATACCAAAGCTTGTTCCTTCTGCTCCTGCAAATATTACTGCTGCTAACTCATCGTTTTCATTGAATACACCAGATCCTGAAGAGCCTGCCTGAATTAGATTGGATACAACAACAGCTTCAAATGTTTCAATAACTGGTATCTTTCCAAACAACCCACAGAAAAATGAATGAGTTTCGTCTAGTTCATCCAGCTTATTACATTCCCTAAAAGAGCTAACATTTATCTGAACTTTACTGCTAAAATGACCTTCAGTCACTATTAACGGTAATAAAGATGGATGTCCAGCTACTGTCGCTTTAGACATAATTCTAGGAGCTATATTAGCAATTATAGCACTGTGTTTTAAATTAGCTCCTACAGATACTAGGCAAAGATCATACTGTTTAGATATTCTCATAGCAGTTATGAAATATGACGGACCTTCGAAAGTATTAACTAGTCCGCCTTTTCCCACTGCTAAACACACATGAGCGTTAGTTAAAATTTCTGAATGACTTTCACTAGTTGAAACTATTGTACCACTTCCTCCCCCACTTTGTGACAAATTAGTTACTGATACAGACAGTAATGCAAATTTATCAAATTTACCAGCGGTAGAGCAACCAGCCGCTAGAAGCATCGCCATTAATCCCACCATTTTAGTTTTCATACATACCTCTTATTTATAGTTTCTCACAGTTATTAAGTATCGTCAAGCTTGATTATTTCACAGCCATACTCTTCACGTAAGATCTTTACCTGAGTGCTAAAATGATCCCGTGTCCATTTATGACTTTTATCCAAAAACGTAATGATTTTACAGCTATCCTTGCCTGGGTAAACTCTGACTCCCCTTCCTATCTGCTGCATGAATTGATTCTTTGATTTCCCTAAACCAGCTATTATGATATACTCTGCTGCCCTGGTATCAACACCTTCTCCTACAATACCGTTCGTTCCTATTAAAGCTTTAAGTTTACCTTCGCTGAAAAATTTAATTAAGTCTGTGGAATCTTTATCTTTTCCATTAGCAAAATGAACTTTAGACATTTCAGATAATATTTGTCCATGCTCAATTTCTTTGACTAAGCAGAGAGTAGAAACACTGTTTCCCTTAAGGTGGGAAAGTAATGAAGCAATAAGTGCATTACGATTATGATTTTTAACGACAAGCTCATTATACACAGAAAACCAAGAATTGAGATTTCCGCTGACCTTTGTTCTTTCAATTTCATAAAAGTATCCTTCCACAGGGACTATAAATCCCTTTTCTACAGCCTGTCTATAAGACAGTGAATATATTACTCTTCCTGCTACACTTTCAAATAATAATCGTTCTTCGTCTCTAGATCGGAAAGGAGTAGCGGTAAAATAGAATCTGTAATAGATACCCTTCCAAGCTCCTTTATTTAAGTCCCTATATGTCTTAGCTGCCACATGGTGAGCTTCATCAATAATTAAACAATCAAAGTTACTCATCGTTTCTAGACAGGTAGCCCCTATGTTTTCAATAACTATGTTTGAAGTTTCTCCAAACCAAGATTTAAAACTTGTACGTAGTTGATTTTTAAGCTCTAAAGTAGGAACTACAATAAGAGTCTTTAGCTGTAGCTTATTCACCAGTATGGCCATAATGACACTCTTACCGGAGCCTGTGGGTGCGGAAATGATCCCTCTATGGTGATGCAAAGCTACCTCTACAGCTCTATCTTGCTCGGGATACGGTATAACAGGCAAAGATAGCTTATATAATCCCTTAAATGGCTCTGGCTTGATCCTATGGTCTATTGTGTTGTATTTTACGCTACTCTTCTTCAAGAGGAGTACAGCGTAATACAACAAACCGGTTGGGAACTTACCCTTCTTGGTTAAAAGACTTACTGTTCTATGCCCAAACTGGCTCTGCATATATTTAGAACTGCCATTCATATCATAACTGAGTTCTTTCTTGAGCTCATTATGTTGTTGTATAGACAGGCCAGTTATGGTAGAAAAACTATTTTCTATATCTATTGTAATCATTAAAATTTCTTCCAAAAAATTGCAGACTTACAGTGTGGACACCAATCAGGCTTACCAACTATGTTTTTAATCACTCCTTCTGCTGTTATTTTTTCGCCTCTTGTCTTAGCTTTAATTATGCACCAAGAGGAATCACATATTGGCATAGATTTTCTTAATGGTACATAATCAGATTCGTTTGGTTCACTGTAATCTATATCATTGTTAGCCTGAAGTGCCATCTTTATTATCGCTTTTCCTTTGTAGTTTCTCATATATTTAACCCTCTAAGAATATAATACTAGGGGTATTTTAAAATTGCAATACCTATTTTAAGTCTTTGAGATTCTTAGCAATTACTGGTTGAGCTATTAAGAGTACCCCCGGTAAGTGTACTGTATTTTCCATGGCATCCTGTAATGCAGCCTTAACCTCCTGCGCTATCCCCTCTGGTGCTTCGACAACTATTTCGTCATGACACTGCAGTACTATTTTTACTTTTCCCCATAATGGGTTAATCTTCTCATTTATTCTACAAAAGTTCCAAAATTTGATTGACGATCTATTAACTATGGAGGCAGCCGCACTTTGTATCTTATGATTGACAGCTAAATTTAAAGAAGTTCTAATTTCATAAGGAAGTTCATTAGTTGGAACTTCTGGATAACACATATTAATTTCTAAAGCTCTAGGTATACGTCTCTTTCTGCCGTACATACTGACGCTAATTCCGGATTCTTTAACTTCTTCATGAGTAGATAACATAAAATCTTTTACTTTATAAAATTTGGTAAAATATGATTCAATTAACTCCTGTGCTTCTGACATGGTGCATCCTATCATCATTGCGGCCCTAGGTGCAGTAGTACCATAAGTAAAGGCTAATGCTACTGATTTGGCTACTTGTCTTTTTTCAGGGTGTTTCTTTGCAAATGAATTCTCGTCATCTTTCTTTAAAGAGCAGTTATAAATATTAAACATTTCCGCTCCCACAACTGAATAAAAATCATCACCACTGGCGAAACATTTAAGTAGAAGAGGATCTTGACTAACACTGGCAAATACTCGAGGTTCCAATTGGCTATAATCTGCCCCTACGAATACCATTCCAGGCCTGGATACTATACAGGCTTTCACTCGCTTATCATCCCTCGGTAAGTTTTGGAAGTTTGGATCTCTGCTAGAATATCTTCCAGAAGTTGTCCCATGTTGCAAAAAACTTGAATAAATAACTCCATATTCAAGCTTATCTCTAATTCCTATGACATAGGTCCCAAGTAATTTTCCTAGCTTCTTAAATTGTAATAAATCTTCTATCCACTTGTATCTTAAAGATAAAACTTCTAAAGCTGCCTTACCAACAGCTAAGTAATTCCAATAGTTTTTAACCTTTTTTTCTTTAACTACCTTTTTAGTCTTGGGATCTATTTTAGATGACTCCCAAACTCTATCTGCATTTTCTTTAACAGTAGATATAAAATCCCACTTTGCTTTCCTAGTATAAGGAATTTTCAATCCTAATGCTTTACATAATAGCTTACCTTCTCTAGTTAAGAGACCGAATTCATTGTTTAATTTATTAAATAGAAGCCAGGACATTTGTTGAACAGAGTTAATATTGAAAGTTTTGGCTTTGCTGGTGCCAGGATATTCTTCTTTAACGATCTCATTAACTTCATAATTGACGCTAGATTGTAAAGCTGCTGATTCTATCTCTAATTCTCCTCTAAGCTTAGCTAATGCCTCCATATCGACCTTTAATCCAGTTGTATTTAAATCGTAGGATGGTCCTCTTAAAAGTGGCATAGATTCTTCCTCATAGAAGAACTTATCCAAACCTTGAGCAAATAACTCTTCAACCAATACATAGAATATCTTTAAGGTCAATATTGCATCCTTAGCACCATAAAGGGCTATAAGCTCAGCATCAGCTTTATACATCTCCCAGCAATCTTTGGTTAACTTTCCACCGTTAGCTACTACGCTTTCTTTCATGTCAGTTTGTTGTTTCTTCGCATCTGCTCCGAATATGGAAACTCCTAATTCTTTCAAACCGTTACTGCGATTCTCATTCAATAAATGTCCTAACAACATAGTATCGGTATGCACATAAGGCATTAGTTCTATACCATAGACCCTATTAACGACCCCGCAATCGAATATAGCATTGTGCATCACTAGGTTCTTGCCAACCAAGGCTTCTATGAGAGCCCTGGAAGGCCCCACAGTGTCCATTTCATCTAATACATTGTCTATAGTATTCCATTTACGTAGAATGACATAGAACGCTTCATCTATGTCAGCGCATACTGAAAAACCTATAATAGTCGCGTCATGGTCAACGTTACTAGTTTCAGTATCAAAAGCTATGAAATCTTTATCCTTAAGATATTCAAGTAGTTGCGATAATTCCTGGTTGTTCCGAATTATTGTTAGTTTTTCCATTTGAGACCCCTTCCACTTTGACAGACTCATAGTCAACTAACTCAGTCTTTCTATCATTTTTACGCTTGTTAGTACATTTTGCAAGATAAAACTTAAATGACGTCTCCTCTGTCTCTTTTAACTCACGTAAGTGCTCGTTAGATGGGTCAAATACCAGTTTATAACATATGTCTTCTTTGATTACGTCTTTATGCTGTTTCTTGTGTCTAATTTTACAGAACTTAAAGGCTGTAATGGTAGGGGCACCTTCTTTATACATTCTCTTTAAAGGTTGCCAAATAGTTATTAAATAATCGCAAAAGTTCTCAAATACACTGGTTCCAAAAGCTGCATCCTTATTTAGTTCTAAATCACCAATTCCTGCCTTTTCACGAGAGGTCTGAGATTGCATAATTAACATGGTATTTGTTTGTGCTGCGAATGCTTTCATCTCCTTACAAAGCTTCTTAACTCCTTCATCCTGTCCAAACTTATCGTTGTTGGATAATACACCTATATGGTCTATAACTACTGTTCCTACCTTTTTACCTGTAGATGCTTGAAAATTAAGGATGTATTGTTTTATTGTTTCTAATGACAAGTCTCTAAATGTCCCATCATCGTCATAATTACTGATAATATGTACTTTTTCATGTAAATTAGAATTATCACCACACATAGTTTGCCATCTATCTGCTATTTCTCTAGCCGGCTGTTCAAGTGGAACAAAGAAGTGTATATAATCTGGGTTATATTGAACAAAGCCTCTAAATAAATTTAGAGCTACTGCGGTTTTACCCACACCGCTGCCGGCAACTAATCCTATAACCTGTCCTAATCTAAAGCCATTTTCAGTATTATCTATGTAAGACCAACAAGGAAAACGTGTTCCCTTTATTGTGCTTCCTGATTTTTGAAGTATTTCTTTGACGCTTAGAGATAATGTCTTTATTGGTTCTACAGTCCATATTTTGTCTGCGATATTCTCAGCATAGGAAACACGGTGTTCAGTTGATCTCCCTAATGCTTTAGCACTGTTAACTAATACTGAGAGGGCTTCGTCTCTAGTAAATCCTGATGCCAACATAATATGTCCAAGTCTAAAATCGCCCGTACTTCTATCTGTAAGTCCGCCTTTCCATATAGCTTGTGCTTCGTGATTATCTCGAAGTAAATCTGCGAACTTTAAAGGTATTTTATCCTCAACCTCAGTAGTTTCATTTGGGTTATAGGTTTTATTAAAATGCGAAATACAGTCTTTATCATCTTTTTGAAGTATGGCAGGTAATCCTTTAGATATCTCTTCACATTCGTAAGAATTGTCATCTTCAAATATAAGCTCACAAAATTTAAAATTATCTTTAATCTTGGTATTATAAGTGTTTTCAAGCCGCATAAGCTGAGAAATAGTACAGACCGCTTCATCGGTATGCAATTGTCTAATTAAACGCTTTTGAAGTTTTAAATAAGACATTGCATCTAAGTTATTTACTCTCCAGTAGACATGAATACCATTGCCAGAATCGACAATCTTGGTAGGAATATAGGGAAAATTAGCTAGGCTTGCGATAAAATCATCTTTAGAATTATAAGTATTGGATTTTAAATCAAAATCTACAAAAACCCACTTAAAAATGTCAATTTGACATCCTGATACGTTTCCCCCCTGATATAGACTTGGATAGTTTGGAAAATAATATATATTATATCCTTGTTCATTGAGTTTCTTTATCTCATCCAGAGAAAATTGACCTTCATGGACTTTTTTAAGCCCTGGTAGATCTTCTAATAACCACCCAGGCGCTATAGCACGAATAATCATAAAGTTCTCCTGTTAGAATTGTACCCTGCCGTTCATGGAGGGGATAACGGCAGGGTACACCGGCAGGGTACGGCAAGGTACACCGGGTTACCGGAACTTATAGGCTATGGGCGCGACTTTTTAACAAGTCCTTCACCTTGGCCTGACGCTCAGCATTAGGAGGAGTCGCTGGCGTTTTTGGAGGAGTTGGAGGAACAAATGCTGTAGTTTCATCTTCTGTTTCTTCGTCTTCTGCTTCTTCTAAGCTTCCTGCTTCTACGTTTTCACTTGATGTGTCATTGTCATCCCTGTCAAAACTTACATCATAAACCTTCATGGTTCGGCCACCCTTAAGCTTTTGGACTTGGCCTGAAAATACGATTTCTACATAATTCCCAATCTCAATATTATTAGTCCTAATTTGATTGAGAAGATGTGCTTGTCCTAATACAGACAATATTCCAGTTTTTGTCTTATATAAAGACTCAACAACTTTACTACCATTGATCATTTTTTCACTCTGTCCATGGTAATAACCTTTAATAGTATCGCCGGCATTCGTGAACTTAAATGGAGTTGTTTCTCCACCTTTAATTGCTTTCTGTAACGCCATATTATAACCCTTCTTTCTTTAAAATCGCTTCTAGCGCGTTATTTAAGTCCTCAATTGAACCATCATTACCTAAAAAGTGGTTCACATACATTATGTATATACCTAATTCGCTCTTATGTCCAGAAAAACCTTTTTTCGTATTAATTCTCTCCTCTGTTTTTGTGGTTGTTACTTTAATTATAATACCTTTCATCTGCTTAACTATTTCAGCTTCATTATCAAATCTAACGTCATCACAAACTATTAATTGCTGAGGCATGGCTTTTATTACGCTATCAACTTTTTCTTTCCATAATTTAACCCATAAATCTTTATCAATACTTCGGCCCCATTCAGTTCCTAAGTACTGTAGAAGCTTTCTATCTTTTTGAAAGTCGTTTGACCTTTTAAACACGGGGGATATTGCATGATAAGCGAATTCCTGGATTTCATATAAAGGTTCAGCAAATTTAACTAATGATATCTTCTGAGGAAATCTCTGTTCCAATAACTTAACAACTGTACTCTTTCCAGACCCCATACCTCCTGTTAGTGCAATTATCGCCATGTTACCTCCATAATCTGTTTTTGCTCTACATAAATAAATCCGTAATAGCAATAAACATACAAATGAACGTTTGGATCAAAGAACCTGTTCTTAGGATCTTCTGTTACATGTTTAGGAAGATAGCATTCCCTGATGGGTTTAACAAAAGAACCAGCCGGTAACACTTTCTCTTGATCAAAACCATAAGAAATTGTTATAGCATCTCTGGTCACATAATCAGGTACTCTCATACCAAGAATATATC